ATGAGTTTTTTCCATCTAAAAAATACTATTGAACGGAATAAATACCTCGCGGCGAAAAATCTCAAAGAGCTTAACCTGCATGAATTGGCTTATATTCATCTTAACACCCAGAGTCCTTCAATTAAACTTCAAGACTGTTCAGTCAACTCAAGGCTTTATGGACTCCACGAGATCCTCCTAGTTACCTCACCCTCTAAAGATAAAGACTTTATCATGTTGATCACGGTGATATCGCTGATTAACGAACTCTGCAGTATCTATACCCTCAGAGCATCCCGTTCCACCAACGCTTTCGTCAACTTCCTTCTTAATTTTACCTCGCTGACACCTACCCAAGCCAAATTGCTCTACACCTTAACCAAGTGCTTACAAAAAGACGGTGGTCTTGCGAATTGCCATGTCGCCAAGGATATGACCTTAGCCGTATTTAGATACAGTAACAGCCAAAATGAAGCCATTACTCCTCCTACTCTAGCCTGGGATGGCCGTTACCCAATTAAGACGGATAGTGCTTACACCCTGATTAATGTGCTTGAACTCCAAAAACTCGCTGTCAATATTCTCGATCGGGTCTTTCAAGGGCTTTTAAAAAGAAAAATACAGGTCGTCGATATCCCCGTTGAGGATTTCTTTTATAAATACCTCGATAAATTATAGAACCCGAAAACCGTTTAAGATGCGATAAATACCTTATCGCTCCTCTTTGCAAAGCCAATCGATTACCTAATACCTCACTCTACAAAAAACTCAAGGATCTACGGATTTACTGACCCTCTTCTTCCTTCAATTGATTCTGCAAAAAGATGATGTTGCTAAAAAGGCTATCGCGGTAAGAAGCTACTGTTTAGAGAAATGGAATTGCAGTCCTCTAAGACTGAGGTTCAACCAGATAAGCCATTATATTGACGCGCAAAAAGTGAATGTCGTACTGCTAATGAGTAAGGGTCCGTATAAAATAAATCGCTAGTTTAGTTGCGAAGCGAGAAGTCTCGCATGGGATATTTTAGCAATCACCTCTTCCAAACTCTCGATAACGATGATTTTATCATTACTGTTTTTCGTACAAATCATGCACTTCTTACCATGGCTTTTGGCGTAGCTTATATCACTTACCGCAACACTTAAGGTCTCACCTTTGACACTGCTTAATAATATCATTGTTGTCACCTCACCGACTCATCTTCATCACAAGTTATCAAAGCAACCTAAACAAAAGCTAAATGGACAATAGTGTTCATTTTTTATCTATAGATTTTTTATATTAACTTTTAAAAAAAACTTGGCTTTCAGTAACCGATATTTAACATTAAATAATTTAAATTTTACATATGACAGATATCGCTGTCTAAATTATGATGATATATAAAAATCAAATCAGTAAATAAGTTAATAATGAGAGTGGGAGGATAATACTGGCTACCGCTTGAGAAGAAATTTTTATCAGACTTATAGGGCCTGTGGAATTCGAGACCTGCTAACGAGATAAAGGCTTACTCTCTGGCTGTAAAACTCGTTAAAATGATAATGGGGAATGAAATGATTCTTAGCTGCACCGCTATAACGACAGACGGTGCAGTAAAGATTTATTTGGCTAGGCTAGTATTCAATCGAGCTTCCTTAATTAACTCCATTATTACCGGAAATGATTCTTTAACGATGATTTTGTCTCGCGCATTACCGATTGTAAGTATTGATTTAGTGCCATGACTGGCCGCTGAAATAATTTGGTTAATAGAAATACTGAGCTTTTCGCCCCTGATAGTTGTAACGAGGATCATGGTCGTTATTATTGTATTAAAACAGAGACTGCATCATTACACTTTGCATTAGGTAAAGACAATAATCTTTTCAATTGTCTTACATTCTACGTCTAAGGCCCTCTTTTAATTGGGGTAGAATGACAGTAATGAACTCCACTCTTATACGGAAAAGCAATAACAAACCAATTTTCTTATAAATTTTCCTATTAACGATCATGAGAGATGACTCTGTAATCCTATTTATTGAGTTCGTTATGGCATACCACGGTCAACATAAAATATAAACAGGAAAACAGTTGGCGGCTACCGGTGCAGGCAACAGACTTGCTGCAAAGTTAATAACGGGTAGTCTATTGAATGGTAACCAATCTCGCTAGACTGCGACGCTGAAAGCACGATATGAACCTATTCTCTAATCAATAGTTTTTTCTGTGCAAAGACTTCAAATAATTTAACCGTGATTTGTTTCTGGCTATTTTAGCGTCATAGACGTTAAAAATAGCCACGATAATAAACACCTTGGCTTAAGACGCCCTAACTATTACCCGCTTACTAACGAAGGATAGCAACCTTCAGATAATATAATCTGTACGGACCTAGATTACGGTCAGACCAACAAAGTAATACGCCGTTAACTCTGTTATTATGCATCAAACGTACTAGGTTATAGTGGATGTGAAGAGTCTTGAAGTCGCACGTCGTGCGCAGATAGCTGAAAAATTACAAGTATTGAGTAAATTCTGCTCTCTTTCTGAAGGATCAGCCGGTTCTAAATTCCTAGGCCGTCGCCATCCAATGGCTCGCTAGAATGCTTTACATAGTCCCTTGAGATTTCAAGCCCGACAAACAGGGAAAATGAGGAAAATATCAATAGGGTATAAACCACGCTAGGATTTCCGCTAACCTGTTGATCTCAATACTTAACAATATAACAGTGATGATGGTGTATGAAAAACAACGATACAGTACAGCCTACCTTCCTCTTCCATGATTATGAGAATTGCCATCAAAGTTACTGTTATTAAATGATATTTACTATTCACATCCTTAATCTGTACGCTTTTATGTACTCTCTTCGTAATTTTCACCATCTCCCCTCGATAATTCCTTAACCATGAAGGTGACCACTCCTAACACTTTGGCATCATCAAGAGCGTCACCCTCGATAATGCCATCGTTAGTTTTGAAAACTCCATCCCCTACTTCGGCAAACATCAGCTTACCGTTCACGTCGATCAAGACAGTTCTGCCCTGCTTCACTTTATAGCCAGGTTCGGCCACGGCATACCCCTCATCAGTTGGAATGATGATTGATGACTGAGTGACGTGCATAAGTGAGTTGGGACTGAGTCGTTGTTCAACGTAATCTATTGCGGGAGATGGGAAGGCCATGGTTAATACCTATAGGGATGCATACCATTTGTAGAGGTCAGTATAGTTCCCATTTATGTTAGTAGTAAAATTAAACCATGAATGGTATCGGCCCCGGCCTTCCGGCGCCGGGTACATGCAGTATCTCAATACGTCATCAGAACTTTCGCATTGAGCAACGAACGCAGCCAGATTGCTTAGAATAGTCGATACTTCAGAGTCTGTATAAGGTGCTACACGCGTCCAGTTCACATAGCCAAACTCTGAGACAACTACTGGAACACCATAGGTATCTGCCATCCCCGGAATTGAATAAGCGCTTGAGCCGAAACCAAAGTTAGTTAAGTCTGTACGGTACAAGTGCATTCCAATAGCATCAAAACGGTAACCATTGCTTTTCAGTCCATCATAAACCATTTTCTGAAAGGCAAACTGGCCATCAGAGATTGCTGGCCCGACCAAAATAGATCCCTTAGGTGCAGAATCGGCAATAGCAGCCCACCCATCAATGACTTGAGTGGTCGTCATGTTAGCTTGACCGCTTTGGTCTGGTTCATTATATCCAAGTATAAACTTAGGGTTAGAACCCTGCGCTAGGACCTGAGCCATGTTTTGAGATTTACCCCAGATGCAGGGGCTATAGTCAATTCCTTTGGCTGTTAACCTATCTAAGATAAACTGTGGGATTTGAGAGTTCCAGTTATAGGTCCATGCTGCGCCTGAATTGAAAGTATCTGCTATAGAGGCTAGTTGATAGTCCTCCACTGCTGACTCCTGCAAATCTTTTCCAAACTTATTGAGTACCTGTACTGGGTAGCCTTTTTTTGCACTAGCCATTGCTGTCTACACCTCCCTCGGTAAGCACTACATTAGTTGTGTCATCTTTATCCTCTGCAACCTCAGGCATATCCAACCTTACGTCCACCCATGAATTGGCGGGAACATCCATTGCATCCCCTTTTGACTCAGTAATTTCCCCAGAGCTAGAATCCAGAGTTAGCTTGCGTTTATACAGGTAGATGAGAACCGAGCCATCATCTTGAGTAACTCCTTCAGCAAAGCCGAGTGCAGTAGACCCCTGCAAAGGAAAAGGATCTCGTACCTGCCAGCCAGAAGACGCTAAGGATTTACAGCCTTTGATACGATAAACACCGACACCTTCCTTGGTAACAGTACAACCTAGAGCCTCGCCATTAGCAGCTCCATAATCACCAGCTTGGGAGAAAGTGTCTTCTAATAGGTCAGTGCGCTCAGTAGTGGCTACAGTATCAACTACGCGTACAATGGGAGACGCTGCAGATAGGACGCCCGATGAGGACTTAGTAGTATTCAAAGTAGAGTACACCTCATAATAACTACCCCAGACAAAGTTGCCTGACATAACCTTAATGTACATACGACCTGAGTTAGCGATGACTAAACGGAACAATTTCTTACTTGCTAAGTGTCCCGTGTAGACAGCGCAGCTACCTGTATCAGTACCAATACCCAACGCAGAGGGTGTAGATAAGTTCCACTTACCAGCAAAAGTTCCCCACCCGGAGGCTTCCGATGATGACAGTGTCTCTATTAAAGTTGCTCCCGACAAGGATTGGTCTGGCCATGCTAATTGCCCTAATAGCTGCATAGCCGGCTTGATCCCCAGAGCACTTTCAATAGTTCCATCTCCAGCCATATAGGTTGTGTTAGTCGCTATCGGAATACGTTTCATAACCCCAGAGATGAACTGACTCCATAAGGTAGAATTTGCTGTCCTATCTTGGAAAAATATATTTGCTAAAATATTCCTAATATTTACCGGATCTCCGAAAGGATTGTATCGCCGCATATTGTAAACACTGGGTGAGTCAGGAAGATTTCCGTTACATCCCCACCAATAAGAACCGTCAGTCCACTTCCAAACAGTTGTATATAAAGAAGCAGAGCCCACTTTCCAGTCGTTGTGTACTGGCACATCAAGTCCAGAATAATAGGGTGCATTTTTAGAGAATTCTTCTAATGTTTTATCGCCCGTAGTACCAACTTTCTCACCATCGCCTTCATAAATCTCTTTTTTGTAATTTTCTAATAGACTATTAAAGTAATTTGCAGTGTATTCACTCAAATCTCCCCAATAAAACTGCTGAACCATATAGCTATCATAAACAGCCATAGAATGGTTTTGGGTTGTGACGAACTTCGAGACCTGTCCGTTATATACAGGGTAACCGGCGCTATTGATGACTAATGGCTGAGATACCTGAACGGTTGACCCATCTTCATTTTCGAAGAATACCGGAATCTGGTTCTCCGCAACGGTCGGGTCGGTGTCGGGCTTACCGATAAATATCTTCCCATTCGAGCAAGCTTTAAATGAGCGAGACATAGTGAATGGCGTTACAGGGTTAGACACCATGATGTTATAGCTATTATCAGCCATTAATTTTACTCCGGGCGAGAGATGGCCTCGCGGTTAGACGATAGGTTTTGAATTTCAGACATAAAAAAACCCGCCGTAGCGGGTTGATGAAAGGTGCTGTGTTAGCGCATTACTGCTCGTTCTATTGATGAAATCTTATGTTGCATAGCTTCAAGATGGTGCTGTAGAGAAAGAAGCTGGAACTGAGCTGCTTCAATCTCATAACCGAGGTCTTTCAATTGGTGGAGCATTCGGCCTAGCGGGTTAGGATTATCACCATTGGGAATCAGGTGCTTTGGTGCGTAGCTCCACGGTGTTCTCAGTTCGTTAGGCTTAATAACGTGTCGGTACTGTTCGTAGAATGACATTGGGTACGCTAACGGCAATGCCATTTGCTTATCCTGACGCGATAGTAGTTCCCCTTCTAAAATAATGCTGTGGACGTATTCAATAGCAGGTTCAATCTGGTCGGACGTTAATTGCTCAAAACTAGTAACATGAAAACGCTGATGAATCATTGAATAGGCTTCTGGGTACATAAGGTGCTTCTTGCTCACTAGCATGTTTACCGCATCACGAAGAGGTGTTCGTTCTTCGGTGGTGCTTTTGCGTGAGCGTAGTTTTTCATAGCTACCAGTTTTACGAATAGATGGTAATACTTCTGCTGTTACCCACTTACGGAACTGGTGAGGAACAGAGCCTTTATTAACAGCATCGCGACAACGAAGGACTAGCGTGTACATGCCAGATTCGCTGACGATGTTGGCTTTTTGCTCCCCTCCAAGGGTGTAAGTTGAAGTTACACCCTTTTCATCTTCGTCTAATGCCATCAATGCTTTTCGGGAGTTAGTTAACTGGAGAGCATCACAAACATCTTTAGCTACAAACCACGGTTCCCCTTGCTTATCTACAACGCGAATTTCGCTATCGCCAAAGCGGAAGATGGTGAATTCTGGGTTTTCTTTTGCTACAATTTTCATGTCGATTATTCCTGTTTGGGTTTTCGAATGCCTCGGTTGTGTCCTACCACTTCCGGGGCTTTTTATTGGCAAGGTACGCCATCACTCTTCAAAGACTCTTTCAGCCTCCTAAGAACTTCATAACTAAAAGTCCTATCATCCTTTTTCGCTAGCTCTTCCAACGCAGACTCCATCCACTCTGGCATTCTTATGGTTTTGACCTTTTTCATGCTCACCTCCGTAATACGTATGCATACATACGTATTTAGGTACGTATTGATAGTCAATAGATACCTACTTATTCTTACAAAAAAAAGAGGTAACTATGTCTGAAAGAGCCTACAAGCACCCTCAAGTAAACTTACGCCTACCGCTTGAGATTAAAGAAAGAATGACGGAAATAGCCGATGCTAATAACAGGTCGCTAAATGCCGAAATGGTTGCGGCGTTAGAGGCGTGGACGGTTAAGAATAAACACATACAGGCGCTAGATTTAGCATCCTTAGCTGAAAGATTGATTGCTCTTGAATTCGAAGTTGAAACCATTAAATCTATGCATGGGAAGGAGAAATGATAAGGAATTTTATATTAGCAATTGCGATTTTTTCTCCACTCTGCGCTAATGCAACCTTAATTGCCCTACAAACAGGTAACGATCTACTCTACGATATTCAGCAAGGTAAGAGTGGGGATGGAGGTGCTAAGTTATTCATCCTTGGCTTTGTCAGGGGTATCTCAGATATGCAGAGATTAATAGGTGACGCATGTGAGCCTGATGGAGTCGATATAAATCAGCTTACTGATGTTATTGAGGTATACCTTGAGAAAAATCCAGCGACAAGATATAAACCAGCTTCCTTGCTGTCAGCAATGTCCATCCACCAAGCATTCCCTTGCGTCAAAAAATAATTTGACCCTATTGCGTCCTGCCGATGATATTCTGGAATAAAAATAAGGAGATCGGTGTAGTGAAAAAAATATTACTATTTCCATTAGTTCTAGCTTTAGCATCCTGCGCAACTGGCGAGAAATTCTCTAACCTATCTGTCGGAATGAGCAAGAGCCAAGTGGTTTCTACTATTGGAAAGCCAGACGGTGATGCAATTAATGACAATGTAGAGCTACTGTCATATTCAAACAGAATGATGTCTGGCTGGAGTTATGATAAAGCAGATTATCAAGTCATCCTCAAAGACAATAAAGTCATCGAGTACGGCGTAGTTAACGTGCGGCAAGATAACGGCGCAGCATTATCAAGAGCGCTTACTGCCCAGCAGTCCCTTCTTATTTACCAGCAGCAACAGGCTTTAAGTCACTCCTACAGAACATTGCCAACGCAACCAACGACTACCAATTGCGATAGATACGGCAATAGCGTCACCTGTAGGAGCTATTAAAAGCGAAAGATATTTGCTACTGATTAGAAAGCCACCCAATAATCCCCACCCTAGCGATGGTCTGCTTATCTACCGCGGGAAGAGTGCGATAAAATTCTTTCCATGCTGGGGATCGGGATATTCTCTTCTCGGAGTTGGTAACGATTTTATCCTGCACTGCAGCGCTAGGTTTATTTCTAGCAGCCGATGCCAGGTGCTTCCACTCAGGACTAGTCATCAATTGCTGAACGGCTTCTGCGCCTGTCTTGCGTGTTGCGGCCTTAGCACCTATCTGGGCAGCAATTGCGGTATTAAGCACCGGTCCAGCGACGGGAACGTGACCGAGGATTGTGGCGATGGTTGCCATTTTCCCATGAGTAGCCAACTTATCCAGGAATCCTCCCGGTTGTTCGAACTTCTTCAGGAATGTCGATAGTTTTCCAGTAGCTAAATAATACTGGTTGGCTGACTTAACGTTACGCGCGATAGTGTACATGTCATCAAGTTGATTTACTGTCGCCTCTGGTAGCTGGCTGTGAAGAAGGCGAATCGAACCGTTACGTTTCAGCACCCCATAATAATCGACGAATCCATTGATATTATTAGCTAGGTCAGACCGACTCCCCTTCCTCAGCATATCCCGCATACCTGTTGCGATTAGCTGTGTCCGCGTCGCCTTGTCTTTTACGCTCCTCATTAGTTGAGTAAAGGGTTTGGAATCTCCTTTGCTCAGTCCATTAAGTGCGCTGTGAGCCTTGAATGTGACATCACCAGATAGGTCTTTCCCCAATAGCGAGTAAATTCTCTTCTCCATCATCTTACGCTGTGCTGTTATGGCATTTGCGGCCTTAACCTGCTCGCCGAGTCCCGCCTGTTTTGCTACAACGTCACGATCGTCAGATAATTTGGAATACAACGTGCTGAGGTTTCTCTCTTCTGAGCTTCCGAATACAGTCCCCGCCTTACCAAGTTCAGCACCGACGATACTTCTTGCTAGATTCAATCTCGCGTATGTAGGCGGTGCGGCATCTTCTCCCTTGGGCGCTATCTTCTCGTAAACTGATTTCTCCAACGTTGAGAGGTGTTCATACCCTCCGTAATCATCCGCTAGCTGATCCAGATAGGAGCGTGTGTTCGTTGGGTTGATTTGAAGCCTCGGGTTGATAGCCTCTTGAATAGGTTTATATAGCGCATTCTCCTGAGCCTTCAGCGCATCACGAGTAGTATTGAACTCAGAGATGAATTTATCATGCATCGCTAATCTATCAGGCATGGCCCCCGCATCATCAATAATCTTCGCTGCTCGATTAGAAATACGATTGATAGAATCCCTACGCACCGCACCTAGGACTGATTCGTCTTGAGACGCTAACCCAATCTGTACCGCCTTGAAAGCATCATTTCCCGAAGTATAGGCCTCTAGCATGTCGTCAGGGTCTAAATCCAGCCGTTTCATTGCATCAATTACGCCTTGGTCTGGCTGAATATCATCAACTACCTGCTGGATTCGACCTTGATTGCCCGACTGAGCTGCGCTTACATAATTACTCGCAGTATCTTGACCGACGATACCAGGAGTCGGGGCGGCTTGCTCCGGCACCACAGGCGCTTCTTGTGCCGCTCCTTGCTGTGGCTCTACTGGCTCTCTCGGGTTAAATCGCTGCTGTTGTGGCGTAAAGTTACTGTCACCTCCGACAGATGGCTGAGAATAATCTGTAGTCGGTTGAGGTTGAACCTGCGCTTGTGGTTGAATATCTGGGGCGGCGCTTCCTGCCTCCCTCGCTACCCTTGCGTCTTGGATAGCATTGCGTGCACCGTTAAAGGCTGCTGGAATAGCTCTGCCGCCAGCCGAGCCAGCAACACCTAACGCCGTATTAGCTAGAAGCTGGTTAGGGTCGATTTGTCCATTTTGCTGAGAATTGGCTAATGTGCCGACAACGTTCTCAGAGAGCATGTGGGATAGTGCGTTGCCTGCTCTTTCAACTAACGGCGCCGCCCGCGATATGGCATTAACCTCACCCGGGCCCGGCACCAAATATGATCCGATTTCTGCACCGGCTTTCGCATATTCGTCGGTTGGTTGCAGAGATTCTGGTAACTGGAATCCTGTACCGGGTTGATAGGCTCCATCGCCAATACCAATCTTGTTACCTAGATAAGCAGCCCCGCCCTTTATTGTGTCTGTGAAACCCGGTCGATTAGCATCATTGACTAGCGCCTGCCCTACTGGCCCCCCAATGTAATTACCTAAATCTTTAACAGCACCTGCAGCTGTGTTCTCGATAGCGTTGGGTATGTTGGCGATGTTCACGCCAGTCTGTAATAACCCTTTCCCCGCTTGCTCAAAATCATCACCGATAGTCGGTTGTGGCGGAGCGGTTCTCCACGGCTGATTAGTCTGTTGTGATAGTTGGTCCAACTCAGAATCACTACCGACTTGAGGTTGTTGTTGGTTAGTCCACTGAGAGAAGCGCGGATCGTTAATGTAGTTCTGAGTCTCAGAAGGCATGCTCTTCTTTTGCCCTGACTGATACTTGTCGACGTTTCCCGGTCCCCAATTGTACGCGGCAAGAGCTTTGGTAACATCACCGCCGCTGCGGCGTAGCATCTGCCCTAAATACTGTCCCGCCGCGTCCACTTGCATATTCGGGTCGCGCTTAAGCTGGTCAACGTCATAACCCATCTCTTTGGCCGTTGCTGGCATAACTTGACCTAGACCCAACGCTCCTTTCGGGCTGACAGCGTTCGAGTTACCACTTGATTCTTTGCTAATTACCGCATTCAGTAGCCCAGATGGTATTCCGTACTTTTGTTCGGTGCTAGAAACAACATCGGCACCCTGATTAGGTGCCGATTGTTGAGTTTGGTAGTTGATCCATGGCCCAGAAGAATCACTTTGAGCCGCGCCTTGATACTTCTCCCATGGTGCTGCCATTAGTTCTTTCTCCAGCTATTAGGTGATGATGGGTCGCCGCCCGTGAATGTGTAACCGCCTTCTGACTGTCCAATTTGCGGGCCTTGTTGCTGCTGAGAACCGGAATAGGATTGAATATCAGAGCGGTATTTATCGACGAGTGGGCGTTGTGAACCGAGATAATTAGTTTGTCGCTGCAAAACCTTCTGCCAGTTATTGATAATTTCTCGCGCTCGACCAGATGAAACATTGGGTGTCAGGCTAAGGAATGCTTGAGCCGCCGCTTGACCTTCTGTATCAGAGACAGGGCCGGTACCTTTCATGCCGATAACGCCCATCTGCCGAGCTTGCGCTTGCATTTGCTCAATCTGGGACCATGCATCCGCCGAATCAGAGCCGGGCAGGTTCCGGTTAACATACCCTTGAGCGCCCCAGATACCATTGAACGTGTTTGGATCAATCTGTTTCACTTGATTCAGGGTGCTTAGCATTCCTGCAGTACTATTTACTTGCTGATCGTAACCGCCGACAAACTCCTGCTTTTTCTGCACCTGCTGAAACTGCTGGTTTTGTTGACTGGATGACTGTTGCTGGCCTTGCTGATTCGCTTGCTGCTGTTTAATCGCCTGGTCGCCACGCTGAATATCAATTTTTTGAGCATCGAAACCGTTCTGCGTGTTGTCCTGTTGGATTTGATGCTGTAATCGCTGCTGACCTAACTGATAATTCGCATTCGCTATCGCACCCTGCTGACTTAATTGAGCATTTTTGCTTTGAAGGTCGAAGTATTTCTCTGGGCCAATCGCATGCATACCAACTAAATCAGTCGTTTGGCTGAACTGTTGAGGATTGGTTTGATAGGCTTGCAATGCCTGATTGGGGTCTATACCCATACCTTGCAGGGTTTGCTGATGTCTTTGAAGCGCGCTTATTACAGCCTGTGGGCCTTGTGTAGCAGCCACTTTTAAATCCATCGCAGCGTTACCAGCATCTTGCTTAAGGTTGTCGTTAACCAGCCCTATCGCCTGTTGAGTAGATGCAGCTTGCTCTGGGTTACTTGCATAGAGCTTCTGCAAGGCAGCGGTATCATTAGTGGACAATGCCTTGCCTAGACTTTGCTGATATGTCGTTAACTTTTGCTGGTCATCATATTGTTTAATGCCCTGCATTGTAGAAATGCCGCCTCTAATCGCCTGAAGGCCAATATTGTTAGCCCCAGAGCGATCTAAGTCGCTAGCCTGGTTTATTGAATTAACGACAGAATTGGCGTCTGCTGCTTGAGGGGCGTTGACATTTGATGCCGAAATGGAGGCCCCGAACTGTGGAATACCCTCTAGTTGATACGTTGCCATTAATCACCTCAGAATAAAGAACTAAGACCGCCTACCGCACCACCAATAGCCGCCCCCCAAGGACCAAAGGCAGATCCAGCCGCTGCTCCACTTGCCGCACCGCCGACGAACTTCTGAGTGCCAGAAGGTTGATTAGACTGAGCAGCTACCGAATTAGCATTTTGCTGTAGTAATTGCTGTGTATTGTTTGCATAGCTTTGTCCCGCTGAGGCCTGACCTGCAGCGGCGTTCATCCCGATGCCTAGCAAGTTACTCTGGTTCTGCATCTGGTTTGAAAGCCAGTTCTGCCCGAGTTGTGGGGAAAGAGCGGCAAGGCCATTGGCTGTCGCTGTGGAACCTAAACCACCGGTTGCCTCCGATGCCGCTAGTTGCTGGTATCTCGCCTGATTAGCAAGATTACTAAACTGTGAGGAGTTGTAGTAACCATTCAGCGCATCATTCTGACCCTGCAGCGTCGATAAACTTTGCAGTTGCTGTAATGCTGGCTGGCCTGCTGCCATGTATGGCTTCAGGTTATTCATGGTTGTTTGCCACTGGTCGCGTTGTAAATCTATTCCGCGATTCGTCGCATCTGATTGAGCGGAAGCGGCCTTGCCTGCCCCACCTTTATGCAGTCCAGTTTGGTAGCCAGATAAGAGCATTTCCCTTTTTTCTGGCTGCATACCGTTAAAGAACATTGTATTTCTCCTCGCACATCTTGCGCGTCATTTGATAGAGAGTTATCCCGACCGGCTCACCTTCACAGAGATAGGCGTCTTTCATGTGGCCAATCCGCTCGGCACCAACTGCCAGAGCCGCAATGGCTCCGTATCGGGTAGTGTCGGGAACCATCGTTACCATATTGGTGAATGTTGAGTTAGCTAGTAACCAGTTAATGAATAACGCATGGGCCTTGATAGCGTATTTACCGCGGTACTTCGGGGCGTAGATTGGGTGGCACTCGACGGTGCTATGCCAGAAAGTGCGAACCTCATGAACTCCAGCGAGGAACTCACCATCGTAGATACCGAGATACAGAGCGTCGGGCTTTATTAGGTAGTAATCTCCCTCATCAACGATATTCCCGGTTATTGCCCGGTCATTGAGGAATTCCGCTAACTGAATCGGGTCATCGATAATTTTTAGCTTCATAGAATTAACCCATGCGTTCGCGCCATGTCCTCAAGCGCTTTAACCCGCTGCCGAGTTTCTACCAGAGCCGCGATGATTGCTTGAACCTCGGTTTGTGAATAAGTAGTACCCACCGTGTAGGCTTGGTCAGCGTTGAATGCTGATTTATTCGCAGTGCCGGTCGCAGCGGTCCATCCGGTTTGCTGAGCACCGATAACTTTCACGCCATTGACTGATAACGATGATGTGACGCCTAATGCGCCTGACAGGCTCTGTGCGGTCTTCTGCGATTTAGAAAGATAATCACCTTGCAGGTTGGTGATATTCTTACTATCTGCTTTCTGTGCATCACTGACGGCAGATATATCGGTAGTGTTCTGCTTTATCCGTGATTCGTGATCGGCTAGCTCCCTTTCATTAGCGGAAATGCGCCCTTCATGATTCGACAGCTCGGTCTCATTCGACGTGATGCGCTGCTCATGGTTGGAAAGCTCAGACTCATTAGCGGTGATGCGTTTTTCGTGATCGGCAAGTTCTGTCTCTGCATCCTGAATCCTTTTCTCATGGTCTGCTAACTCTTTCTCGGCTTGAGCTATTCGTTGCTCATGGTCAACAAGCTCCTGTTCAGCCGCTTCGATACGTGATTCATGGTTAGCAAGGGTCTTATCCTGCTCATCATTCTTCACCTGGGCATCGTATGCACCCTGACCTGCTGAGTTTGCCTTATTTGCAACCGCTCCGAGGTCTGTACCCTGCTGGACAACGTAAAGCATGTACGGCTGGCTGAACACTTTCGGTAGCAACGTAGCATCAATACGAGTTGCCTGAATCGTTACAGGAGTGTTGAGGTCTTCACTTGCCATTACTCGGCCCTCACTTGGCACCCTGAAAGCGTAACGGGTGACATGGTTATGACTCGAACCTTAAAGCCGATGTTCTTCCTGATGCGCCCAATGCGCCGCCATAGCACGCGCCTGTCGTACTCGAACGGGCTATTCTGACTAATCATCTGCTCGCGCCCGAAGTTAATACCGTCAGTCGTAGCAGACAGGAATAATCGCCGGGCTTTCTGGCTAATACCTGTCGATGCTTCAAGCTCAAAGTCGAATATCAGGTTGTTATCGGCTTTAAAAATTGGAGTGTAGAGTAGGTGCTCTTGCTCTGCATCGTACTGTGATGAGTGAGCGTCATTAAGATACCCGGTCACAGATTGGGTCTTGTCGCCACAGGTAATCTGGTTACCCTCATACATGAAGTCAATAGCGCGATAAGGGGTGTCATAGAGTCCAGTTTTGAGGATTGACCATTGCGGACCGTTCTGGCTTGCTGAGGCGTCGTAACACAGCACATCATTAGGGAGATGGATGATGATTAACTCGTGACCGTCGAATCGTAATGACTCCATGTAGACCTGAGCCAAATCAGTGGCACTGTAACTTCTCAGCACCTTATCGACACTTACCGAGGAGATTTGTGTAGCTGAACCTTGGTTTATCACATAGACAGACGGCGACCCATTAGCAGGATTACTGACGAAAGCGTGTGAGTCTGCATATCGACACTTGGCGAACGTTCCCGCTATCCCTTTTTGGACCATCAGGGACGGCTGAGCAACATAAATCGCCGCACTGGTATCAGAGGCCCCGGTTAGTGAGAAATACTCAATCGTTGACGTGCCGAACATCACCGCGAAGTCACGCCATGAATCACACCCTAGGATGCCGTCAGGCTGGCTCTCCGCTGTGTAGAATGGTCTGTACTGGTCTGGGTGAGATTCGTCTTCAAGGTCAGTCACTCCGAAGTCCTGCGACCCATCCTTAACCCAGATGTAACGGCCACGCAGCCGACACACATCACGCACGGACCCGATTTCGTATTGAGCGTAAGTAACGTCACCAACCTTACTAGGCCAGTTCTGCAACGTCTTCACCGTACCGTCGTAGCGATAGAGGGTTAGTACGCCATTTGCCGCAACCGCCTGACTTGTTGCTGAGTGAGCCATGCCAGCACGACTAGAGCCAGATACATCACCCGTCTGAGACTGGCCTCGATACAGCTTATTACCCAGAACCCGATACACTACTGATTCGTGAGTATTAAACTGCACGCCCCGCGACAGGCCAGCCACATCATCGCGCTTATCAATGCCGGGGAATGAGCGGAGGTAACCCGAGCTATCAAGTACCTCTTTCGGTACGGCCAACATATTCACTGGCATGGCATCGATATAGTCAGCATTAACCTGACTCTTTGCTATCCCCTTCATCAGGGGTAACTGTTGTATTGGCATTCTGTTTCCCCGGATAGAAGTTCCAGTTATTAACTCGCGCCCACTTGTTACCGCTACCGATAGGCATGCGATTTGGGTATGAGTAACCGGTTTGAGCGGCACGAAGGATAGCTGTCGATTTCATCAATCGCTCCTTGCCGTAACGAGCAGTCGTGATGATTTTATCGGTAGGAGTGACTTGATAGTCAGGAGCAATACGCAGTGCGAGGTTGTGTACTACTGCGCTAATCGAGCTAGACTGCATAGAGTGGTTGTCACCTTCTGCCGGCGGGTCTTCATCATTGGCAAACGTGTAGCCAGTGATAATCCCCCGCCCATCCTGATACCATTCAGCCATCATCATTTCGAGGTCATTAACGCCGTCCTCCATTGACTGAGGCTCCACATCAGTTAGCGTGGCATCAGAGGCGATACCCAGCTTGCGAAGCGCCGCACGGACAATGTCACCCTTCGTTTGAGTCAGCATCGGTCACCACCTTGGCTTTGCGCCGCTTGGGTTGTTCGAGCAACTTTAATGGGTTGTCTAGCCAGCCGTCTTTAACGTGCTTATCAACCTCGGTATGGTCAACGATTTTGACGTGAGCCATAACTCCCCAGACTTTGCACGGGCCATCTGGTTTATATACTGCTGTGTCCATATCGACCTCAAAGAAAAGGGGCCGAAGCCCCATTGGTTAAGCGGTTTGACCAGCCAGACCCACGCCGATTGCTTCCGGGCGGGTTGCGTTGACGCCATACCACACCGCGATACGGCATAGGCCGGAAAGCGTTGAGATGTCGCCTTGCGTTGCGAAAATGCCGCTGATACCCACATCAGGGATGTCAAACGAACGAGTCTTCATACCTGCAAACATTTCGTGGCTTGCTGGAATTGGCTGAGACACGATACGGATTGAGTCATCGGCCCAGAAGACATTTGTCCGTGCATCCTGTGTGTTCAGGATGTTGATTGCTGTTTTATCAGCAAGCGTGGTGTTTACGTTAGCATAAGCGCGCTGCTCCGGTGATAGCGTGGTGTCATTCAGTGCTACAGGCTTCGGCGTGATCTCAATGTGAGTATCATCAACAACGCGGACTACTGAGAATGTTGCATCATGCGTCAGGACGTTTTTAGCCATCTGACCGAGGAACTTGACGCCCGCAAAGCTAATTTTATCGCCACGTTTCAGGCCAGTCGTACTTGATAGAGTCACGCTAGCGAAACGGTTATCAACGTTAGTTTTATTACCTTCGTTATCCAGAGTCCAAGCCTGAGGCTTGAATGATTGTGCGCCTGAAACTGTAAGGCCAGTTGCTGTTGATTTAGGTAAAACAGTGAGTTTCGGCGAGCGCATCACCTCATCAAAGCCAGCTACTTGATTTTGGATGCTACCTGTCTTGTAAGCATCTTCAGTCAGCCGACCAAAGTTATCCTTACCAGCTAGGTTGTAACCCGCTTTGGTATAGTCCTTCGGGTTGAAGAAGTATGATAGGCCTGAGTCACGATTTAATTCGCGGTCAAACATGATTTCTTCAGCTTCAGCCAAGAAAGGCCAAGCGCGGTTATCTTGGGAGATTTCGCCATCACTGGTAACTACGAGTGAACCCATCTCTGCCGCCATTGTGGCGATCTTAACCTCAAGATTGCTTGCTAATTTCTTAGCGGACGCCTGAATGCGGCGGCGATAACTGGTTTCATCACGCAAATCGTCTGCGCGAAGAGAGAAGAAATCGTTGTCCGGATCGCCTAGGTTTACCGCGACGCTTAGCTCTTCGATTCCCGTAGCTTTACCTGTCAAATCCCATCCTTCTTGGGTCGGGGCCTCCTGCTCTACTGGCATCCAGATGGTATTGCTACCGCGTTGCATAGCCCCTGCAGGCGGGGTGTATTTATTAGCGCGTTGCGCCATCGGTGTCAGGTTAGTGACGGTTTCGATTACCTCGTCGATTGCGAGGGTGACCATTTGGCCTTCATTCAATGCCATTAGCGAATTCCTTTAAGTTTTAATTTTAGTTTGCGGTAAAGCTCGACATCACCACTGCTAGAAGCCTTGTCCATCTGCTTTTGAATGGACTCTCTATTGGCCGCAGTCACATCACCGGCGATCGCTTCATCTGCCGGCGGAGCTTTCGATACTTGCTTACCGCGAGGTTTAATCGTGAGTTGTGCATCAAGTCGGGCTAACTCAATCAAGGCTTGTTGACCGTTGAGCGAGTTGATGTGGCGTAATTTCTCTGGGTTTGCGCCCAGGTGATACATGATTGCCGCTGATTTCTCTGGGAAGAGACTCATAATAGTGGTATCCACACCCTCTGGAACCTGCGACCGGAAGTAATCTTCTTTCTCCTGATAGTCAGGGAGGTTGAGCTTCTCAGCGGCATCGTAGTGCTTACGCACTGCCTCGACCGTCTGCGTTGAATGCTGCGTGTACTCTTGAGTCTTGCGCCCCTGTTCGGCTACGGCGTTGCTACGGGCATCCTGTGCTTTAATTAGCCACTCGTTGTTGGCTTGACTAAATGCTGCAAGCGCTCGTGTCTGGTCGTACCCGTACTTCTCTAGACCATCATCAGAGAGATATTGATTGATATCAGGCTGAGGAGGTAGGTCGGGGTTTACACGCAGTGTCTCCGGCACTTCACCGCGGCGAACAGCCTCAAGTTGCTGCTCTAGTTCACGCTGGCGCTTACGTTCGATACGCGCCTGTGCAAACTTCGCGTTGGTTGCCGGGTCTTGTTTCTTTTCAGTCTCGTCACCAGACAGGACAATCTCGAAGCCCTCATCTTGCCCTTCGCCACCGTTGGCACTATCGGTTAGCTGACTATCATCAAGTGCCGCTTGCTGATTGCCGGACAGGTTTTGCTCTTCAGTTGCCTGAATGTTGTCGGTATTACTCATGATTCACCTCATGGAAGGGATAAAGTTACTCGTCAGGATTGACGGAAGGTTGTTGACTCTTTCTCTGCTGCTGCAGGAGTCCGGCAATATCGAGCTGCTGACTGTGTTGCTGTTGGTTAGCCCGTAGCATTTGGTCAGCCTCGTTATGTGCCGCTGTGTTCTGTTTCTGGTACCAGTCAGACAGCGTGCTAAGTGCGCTCTGCAGTGACTTATCGTTGAGTGATTTAGCGTTAGCCAATGCCTGAACGGCTTGCGCTTGGGTGAGTTGTGCTTGTTGCTGCGCGGTGTATGCTTTGATTTGCAGGTCAGCCTGTTGGTTCTGAGCTTTCTGCATATCTGCTTGACCTTGCAGTAACACGCCTTGAGCCTGAATTGTAGCGGCGTCAGGTTGGCCTTGCTGCGCTTGCTGAGCTTCTTGTAGCCACTGTTGTTCCTCGGCTGTTTCAGGCTGCTTGAGGCCTTGTACGATTAACTGCTTGTTAGCGTAGTCGCGGGTAATCTCAATGCCTTTGCCGTCGAGTAACGTCAGGTACTGAAGCAGCAGCACATTCCAGACTTGCTGTGACGGGTCAATCTGTCCTAGTAACTCTCGCAGCTCAGCGCGATGCTGTTCTTTCATCGACTGGAACGAAGGCCCTACATCGGTGTAGCACTCGAATCGACCGCTAATGTCGTTAAGAACGACCGACTGACCAGATGCCACATCGACGACACTCATCATCGTCTGCACCGCTTTCTCTTCGCCATCCGGTAGCGTCATGGTGACCGTGCGTGGAATGTCGTAGATGTCTGCAACCATTGAGGCGTAAATCTCACCGTCACGGCGCATCGCAGTAGCTAAGTTGTCCTGGAACACGAATGTTTGCAGGTCTGAGCGCATGTTTAACTGATTGACAGTATCGAACGCCACTTGACCATTTGCCGCTTGGTTGTCGACGCCGAGGTCAGCGACCTGTTGAACGGCATCACTGGCAGCCTGTAGTGCATACTGGTTAGCAGGAGGTATCTCAGGGTCATCAAGGTAAGCCATCGGTCCGGGGTTTAAATCCTGATTGCTCTCGTCGGTACGGTTCATCAGGTAATACGGGTAGTCCGCATCGCCCGAGTACATATACTCGTAGCCTTCGATTTGCTCAGGGTAAAACACTGGTTTCTTGCGAGGGTTGCGCGCCACGATGTCAGCGTTAAAGCTCATAATCATGTTGCGCAGTCGCTGGCCGTCTTTCGTCAACCGGACGATACCCTCATAGACTTCTTTGTCCTCGACGAATCCCCATTCACCGAACACTGGCACAATCGGTAGATGTTCACCGGCAATCAATGTGCGGTCTTTCAATACTGCAGAAGATGTGAGGATCGTCTTATACACCCTGCGGCGTTTAATCTTCTTCTCGCCTATCTTCTTCATGCCGCGCTCGGCAAGCATGTCGATGACGTTCTGAATATCTCGCTTGAAGTAGCTAACAGGCTCTCCGGTCAGCGGGTCCTCGTAGATGTATGCGACCTCTTTCTTCTCTTCGACTTCGTAATACTCGGCGATGTACAGCGAGTTACTGGTCAGCCAAGGGAATACCCAATCATTGGGAGATTGAAAGCTAGGCTTTTCATCTGGGTCGAGTCCGTACTCTTCAGCAAATGACTCCCACCCATCCTGTGATAACGCACTGATAACCGTCACATGCTTAGCGTCAGATTTATCTTGCTGCTTAGCATTAGCATCCCAAATGACGTGAGAACACGCTTCGTGGATAGGTAGGCGACGAATAATCTGGTTATTACTGGTCGGGTCTTCGTCCTCGTACTCAGTGACGATACGCCATGCTCCGATACCGCACTCGATCTGCTCTTTGACTGCCACGTTAACCGAAGTCTTCGCGGTATTATGTCGCATGTCGGTGCGGTACATCCCCATCAGGATTTCTGCTGAGTTTGGGTCAGCGTTATCCTTGGGTCGGAACAGTACATCAATCGGGTTCTGGCGCATCTCAGCGACCAGTTTACGCACCACTGGCCGGACGATATCGAACTGGCCGCGGTATTGAAGCGTGGTGTATTGAGTCAGCCAATCATCCCACTGGCTCACCCGACTAAAGAATAAATCGTTTTTCGCCTCGGTTCTGGCTTCCTCGCTGGCAGTCCAGTCCCGGTCGAACTTACCGAGAATGGCTTCCAGTCTGTCATTTGTGTCGGCCATTATCGCCCTCTCGGTATTGGTCTAATTGGTGCTGGTGCTTTTGGTTTCTTAACTTTGCCGATGTCACCGTAGCGTTTGGCATAGCGGCGCATCATGTAGGCGTAACGAGTCGCATCAAGCAAGTCATCACGAACCTTAACTAATCTGCCTTTATCGTCACGGTGGTAGAAATTGAACTCTTCAAACCAGTCACGCAGCCCACGGAATACTTTGAATTTACCGTGCCGCATTAAGTCGTATAGCTCGAATAGTCCAGCCTCTACCGAGCGCGAGCCATCAGGCCATTGCGCGGCATCGTTAAGCATTTGGAACCCGGCATCGTGGTAATACTGCTTTTGTTGCAGGCCTGAGCCTTTCTCAGTCTGCAATCCATCTTGAGGCCATGCGGTAGGTACTTTGTTAGCCCATGAGCGAACAGCGCCCCACGCTTCGGCGGGTGATGTCTGGCTGGCCTTCCATGCTCGGGTGAGGTAGAAAGAATCGTTATCAGGGTCGATAACTAATTGGACGTGGGCTTGAGGGTGGTCCCAACCAAAGTCCATGCCGTCGATAATCATCCAGTGATCGGGAATAGCAAACGGGTCGCAGGTTATTAGCTCCTCGCCAAAGTCATAGATACGACCATGACCAAGCATCGGTATACCTTTTGTCCGCATATCACGTTGATGTGGTGGGAACGAGGCAAGTAACTCCTCTTTGACTCTCTCACTCAAGTGAGGCGCATCATCCCAGCCAACATTCATGCAAGTTTGACCACTGGAAGGATTATCCATGAAGCCGATAACTAACTCAGTACGCCCATTCTCAGGCGTAAACGTCAGGATTCCTCGACCACCACGGCCTTTGTCACCAGTAGCAGTACGAGTTAACACCTGCGGATAGATTGATGGGTCTTTCGGCTCTTCATCGATATGGAACCAATCGACGCTATCACCCATCAGTGCGTGTTGCCCCTGCGAGTATGACCAGAATTGAATCTTTGCCAGTTTTCCTGATTTGTGGCGAACGTAGGCGGTACGAACAGCATTTGGTGTACCAGACATCGGCTCGGTGTCAGCAATCAATTCACCAGGTATTAACCCACCCTCCCAACCATTATCAGTTTTACGGCCTAGGATAGGAGTCTGTAAGAGGTCACGGCATTTCTCACCGGAGTAACCTAAGCACCAGATAAGCGGAGCATGGTCGAATTGATAGCCATCCCAATCTTCTGGGTAATCACCCATTGCGTGAATAGCATCGGTGTAAGTAGCGGTGTCGGTCTTGCCAACCCGGTTAGCTGCGATTAATGCGACCTGTGAAAACTGCTTGCTCTTACCGATAAAGTTTTTCTGCCACGGGTAACGTGTTGAATAGTAATTCCTGTAGCGGTAGACATGCGCCCTGCGCTTCTTCTCTTCAAGGAGTCGGATTAGTTCAATCTTCTGTTCCCGATTGAGGTTGTCCATTGGTTAGCTCCTTGAGGCGTCGGTCTATCTCGTCGTCGGTTAAGTCGGTGATAGTGATGTTTTGGTCATGCTGAACGCGATCACCGTATTTCTTCGGGGCAACCTTCCCGGCATACCACTTACGAGCGTCGACCTGTAATCGAGCTTTGGCAACTGCCGCTCCCTCTTCAACTGCCGCATCAGCGATATTCATGGCATCTTCCGCAAGGACTTCGGCCTGAATTTCGCGTGCGCGTGCGTATTGCACCGAAAATTCCTCATGCTTAGTCAGCCATAAGGTGACAGTGCTCAGGGAAGGCATACCAGTACGCTTGCAAATCGACCTTAAACTTTCACCAGTCATTAGCAGAGAGCAAATATCATCCGCGACCTCTGGTAAATAATCAGATGGGCGACCACGTTTACTTTCTGCTGCCATGATTACTTTCTTTTCGGTTTCTTTTTGGTACCACGCAAACCATCTGGCTTGGATGGGTCATTCTTAGGGCTTGCCTTGGGGTTGATATTCTTTTTCATCGCCATACAGAACATTCCTCTATGTTGTGTCGATACTTACTCGGGAATTCCGATATCAACGCTGATTAATACCTATATAAAACTCTGTTAAGGCCACCGTTATGATGACCTTTGCAGAACTTTATAAATTACGATGCGATAGCACCTGATGCGCGGAGTGATGCGAGTAACGCTGTAAACTCTGCTTTGGTTGGTGTGTCACCTGCTGCATCTGCTACTGCTACGCCCTGCTTTACACCGCCGAGAGTTGAAGTGGTTGCCGCTGGTAGCGTGTAGCCGCCTTCTGATGTGTCTTTGGTGTACTTGGCCTCAAAGTCTGCTTTGCTCAGATAGAGGATTTCACCGTACTGGCTGTTAAACAGGTAACCGCCTACTTCTGGCTTGAACGTTCCGATGAATGCTGCGGAAATGTATTGGTCGTTATAGGCACCGTCGAACTCTACTTGCGCGGAACCGTCGTTAGCGTAATCAATCGCTTTGATAGGTAGTGCGCGGATATAAACGCCGTCAGAGTCTTTGTATAAAGGCCATTGAGGGATGTAGTTTGGATTGGTCATGATGTTGTCCTGTAGCATGATTGCATTAAACAGCACCCGATAGGATGCTCTGTGATGCAGAGAGCCGTTGTGAAAGTGGCTCTCTAGTTAATGGTGTAGAAATTACACCTTTTACGCAGCCTTGATGTTTTCTCTGGCAAGTAGCCCCGCCAACCACTCAACCCCCTTGGGAGTGAATTTAGCTTGAGAGAATGCGTGGCCGTTGTCAGCTTCACCAGTTTTAACCTGAAATCTTCCAGCATCTAAGTGCTGAGAGTAAGGCGTCATCTTTCCTGCCAGCTTGTACATGATGTTGTTATCCATCAGGAAAACGCGAAAGTCGTTCTCTTTCACTTTCAGTAGCTTTGCAACTTCGCGGAATCCCATCAGGCCAGTAGCCTCGACGTAGTGATCCACGAAATCAGCCTTTGGAGCCGCAATGGCAAGCTTGCTCTCTAGTTCTGCTTTCTGTTCTGCTAGGTCGGCAGCTAGCCTTAATGCTTCGGGTAGCGTTTGAGGTACTCGCGTCTTTTCTTCCAGTTCATGCATCCGCTTAATGACTTTCATTCTAAGCATTGCGCTGTAACCAGTAACCAAGCATTCGGTATGCTCTTTATCGAGAACATACTCTGTTTGGTTACGGTTCATGCTGTCTGAATAGATACGTCCAAATTTGGACACATCTTCATTTAGCTCGGCGAACATCTTTTCGATGTCTCTTTTAACGTGCTGATGCTGCTTATCAGTGACCTCCGCAATTTCACGGCTAGTCATTGTTAACGTTTGGTCGTTTACTGGATAGTTCATTTCGGCATTTCCTTTTAGTGGTGAACCTTGTCACACAGGAAGACAGCCCTCAGAAGGCATCCGACAGCCAGCCGAATTCCTCAAGGGTCACCCTGAAAGGTTCTGAGTTTTTTGCGCGTGTGAAGCGCCAATAAAAAAGCCCACTGGCTAAAGTGGGCTTGAGGTAGTGATATTTCCTGTCGGGTAATAACCACAATCGAGGTCACGTTAATGACCTCTGTTCTGGCTACTAAATCAGTTGCTTGGCAAGCTTACACAGGTCGTCGAATACTGCGTGAGCCTGACTACCGGCAGTGGTGA